TTTAATGTCGCCCCATTTTGTAGGTTGTAACGGGAACGGAATTCCTTCGCCTGACTGGATAAGAAAGTTTTCTTCATGGTGGAGTTCGTTTTGTAAATAATGAATAGCTTTTTCTAAGTCTTCACATCGTTTGAGCTGGCCTCCTTTATGACCAGCTCTGCATATATATTTAATTGCATTTCCTAAGTGGAAGTTGAGTCCTTGGTCTCTAATAAAATCCCATACCTCAATGCTTCCTCTTCTATAGTAGTCCATTTTTTGAGTAGATTTGAGAGTGAATTACCTAATACAAAATTTTGTTTTTGTAAGGCTAAGAATAAAGTAATAATATCTTTTTTATGATCATGATATACATCATTTAATCTATCTTCTAATATTCTCATTCTTAGATCTTGTTCATAAGTTAATTTCGTAATCGGCTCTGGGAGTCCAAAGTTTAACTTCTTGTTTTTCTGTGTCATAATCATCAATAGTTAATATTTTAGCCAGTCTAGCATTGAGTATAGCGTCATCCTCAGTGAGATCTTTATCTTTGAAAGCTTTGACAACTGTTTTCCAACTGTATCCTTCTTTCTCAAATAAGGTTGCTGCTCTCTTGACTCCAATACCAGGGACTCCACCATATCCATCAGTTTGATCTCCAGAAAGACACTGGATAAGGTGCCAAGCTCTTCCGCTGTTAGGGGTGACTGTGAATTTCTCATCTAGGTTGTATAAAGTACCAGGGATTTGTTTCATATCCTTGTCTGGTGAAACTATTATGTTTCCTGGGTGTTGGGTAGCATAAATACCCATTGCATCATCTGCCTCTAATTCAGGCATGATTATAACATCAAACTCAGTCTTGAGTTTATTTATGACACGTTTATACCCACAAGGCTTTTTACGATTTCGGTGGCCTTTGTAACTCGGTGCAATTTTTTTCCGAAAATTTTTAGTGTCAGAAAAGAAAAGCTTTATGTTTGGAAATGAGCCAAATTCATCCTTGAGTTTAGTAAGCTCATTTGTTGTTGCATTGTATGCGTCACTGAAGTTACTAGTAACAAGGATAACATCCTCGCCAAAGTCTAATTCAGTCTCTGCTGCCGCACAGTTCTTATATACAATGTAATCGGCATCAATTAATAATTCCATAGGTGGTTTTATAAGAGATAATTAACTAAATTTATAGCACCTTTGAGATTATCTCCAGCTCTTGAAAGTGCTACATTACAATTATCACATATCCATCCTCTAAATTTTCCAGTAGAATGATCATGATCTAATTGTAATTTTTTTCTATGTGGACCTAAATTTGGATTTGTTAAAGGGTCTAGTCCGCAACAATCACATGCTTTAGGTATTGGTGGTGCTGTTTTTCTTAGTTGTCTAACAAGAGCAGATTCTTCTTTAATACAATCCTTGCATTTACAGTTAATTCTTTTTTTAACTGACCCTTCTCCTCTACGACTGAAGCAGTCAAGAGGTTTTTCTTTAAGGCATCTTCTGCAAATTTTAGTTTCCATAGGTGGTTAGTGTACGTCTGCCCATGTGTGGCCTGACTGTGATTCAGCAGCTATAGGACATCGCATATTATAATGTTCTCCAGCTTGTGCTGCTGTAAGTTCAAGTAGGAACTGGAGATCCTCCTTGTCTTCTTCATTGCATTCATATTGCAGCTCGTCATGTACAAATGCTAATTGATGAGCAGATTTTGGTAAGTGGTCATATGTAAGTGACATCCACCGCTTCGCCAAAACTGCTGATGATCCTTGTAAAAGATAGTTTAAAGCTTTATGAGGTTTATCTACTAGGATACGCCTCTTATCTAAAGCTAAAACATATCCTCTCTCACTGACCTTCTTAACCGCTGTAAGTAGTTCTTTAAGACCTGGAATCGCATCAACATACGCCTTTCTGATCTCTCTGCCTTTCTTAACAGCCGCCCCATCTGATAGTTGTTTATCATAGCTATGACCTAACTTAGCATCTCCAGCCCCATAAAGAAAGGCATAGGAAATTGTCTTTATTTGTTTCCTGGTAACGCCAACTTTGTCGGCATTTGTTTGGTGAATGTCTCCGTTGAGGAGGATTTCGGCATAGCGTCCTTGATCATATCTGGCGAGATAGTGGGCAAGCATCCTGAGCTCAATACCGCTAAGATCGGCACCGACCAGTACTTTACCTGGAGACGCCGTAAATAATTGTCTGAATCGTTCATCTGATGGTACTTGTGATAAATTTGGTTTTCTATGGGCACATCTAAATGTAGATGTAGCAACTGAACAATGGTGGTGAACTCTAGACTTCGTAACAAGCTTCTGCCATGCGTTCACGCCTTCTGAGATCATCCCAAGCTTTTTGGTCAGATCCAGTAGTGTCAAGAAATTCAGAGCAATATCCGTCCCAAGTTCTTTTAATACGGTCTCGTCTATAACCGCCTTCCCTGAGTTCGTCAGCGATGATGGCTGCCAGTCGTAGTGTGTCTTTAGTATCCATGCTATATGGTCTCGTGAGGTTGGATTTAATTCCTTGAGTCTGGTAAATGTAGCACCAGCGACATAGCCTTTGGTCCTATTATTTCGCTTAGGAGTAAATAATGGTCCGCTAACGAAAGGGTGCCTGTTTCGTAGTATCTCACAAGTTTCTTCATACTCTCGTCTGAGAGCAGATTCAAGTTCCCGTGCAGCTCTTTCATCAAAATACCATCCATGATTTTCTTGTTCAGTAAGTATGTGTGCTACCTGATGCTCTAGTATGAGCCAGTCAGGTAAGGGTGGAAGTGGTCGCATAACTTTTCTGTAACTTTAACATCTTGTACACAATAGTCTTGCATCTCTTGTGACCATGTTTTCCAGTCTGTTGTCTCTCCAAAGTCTCCTTTGTAGACACCTAATCTGTAGCCATAAGCTTTAAGACTATGTGATCCATATAATTTAGTGGGCATATTTTCCCATGCATTCTTCTTATCTATATCGAGTAAATTCGGATGATATAAGCGAGATAGCAAAAGAGTATCAATAATGGTACCATGAGGATTAAACCAAGGGTATAGCTTATGTATAAAAGGTAAGTCAAACCCAATAATATTATGCCCAACAATAACATCAGCGACTTCCAAATGCGATAACGCAGTCGTGATAGAGTAGTTACTACCCATTGGAAGTTCCTTGGGCGATTCCGCATACGCTTCATCATTAAATGCTTCCGTGCGGGAATCTTTGGCGAAGTGTAAGGCAATACAATGAATTCTGGGATCTTCTGAGGTGAATGATAAGCCATTAGTCTCCAGATCGAACACTATTGGTCCTACCTTTCCACTCATAGGTTTTGTCGATAAATCTGGCACGTTCTACTGCCTCTTTACTAGGTGGGTTAGGTCTATTTAATACTGGTATTGCTTTGTCACTCTTTCTTGCACATCCATTTTCCTTGGCGATGTGTTGGTACCATGGATGGCTATAGGTACTGCCTTCAAAAATCCGTGGCTGGATTGAAAATTGGTGTTGTTTCAATTTCATTTTCGGTAAATCTGCAAGTGTTTATATCGTAGGTTAGTTCTCCTGCTGTGCCTGTCTCGCCTGAATAACGATTTTTAAGGATTCTAATAGTTGTAGGACTTCTTCCGTTGTCGGACTGTTGATTTCGCTCGAGTCCCACGAGGTTATCACTGATCTGAGCAATGGAATGAGATCCTCTGAGTTGCGATAAATTAATACGTCCTCCTTCTTCGTGATTACGACTGTCATTTGTACTTCTCCGTAGGTGTGAAACTAAAAATAATGCTATACCTGTTCTTTCTACTAATGACCTTAGCTTAGTCATTGTAGTATCTATCATACGTCGTTCGTCTCCGTCAAGACCACTCAATAATATACTGAGGTGATCTAGGAATATAACACGACACTCCAATCCACTGGCAAGGTATTCGATCCTATTGTAAATAAGCTGCGGGTCAAAAGAACCAAAGCCGTCAAAAAGGTAAAGATTCCAATTAGCAATGGAATTACGAAAATGCTCTTCGAGTTCTGATTGGTCATGTTCTTGTAGTGTTAAGTTTTTTCCAACTGCTGTGGACATCAATCCAAGAGCTGTTCTTCTATTGCTTGCTTCAAGTTCCAAGATCCCAACTGATTCCCCCTTGTTGAGTAAGTCAGTTGCAAGGTAACGCATGATGCTGGTTTTTCCTGACCCAGTGCCAGAAGTAAAGGTAGTAAGTTCCCCGTACCTGATCCCGTGTAATTTCTTGTTAAGTCCTTGGAATGGGTACTCATGATCATATGGTTTCTGTGGTGTAGTAACTAATTGTAGTAAATTTTTTCCATCTATAATTCCATCTGGTCTATATGGTTTAGCATCCCATATGGCTTTTCTTATAGCCTCCGTGTCCTTGGCCTGCAACGCCTCTGACGGATCTTTGTAAGACTCCATACGGGCGATCTTGACCTTACCTGCTGGTAAGACTCCAGCCGCCTCCTCGGCAGCCTTACGACCTGGTTCGTCACCATCGAAGAATAATACAATCTCCTCATATCCCTGGAATAAGGGTAACTGTTTTTGGAGGTCTTTCTTAGCTGACGCTGCACCATGCGGTAAGGAAACCATAGGCCAGTTAGGCATCGCTTCATA